AGCAGTTTTGCACAAATTCACCTGTTGTGGCGTTCACATAACCCAATTGTGTTGCATTATCAACTGTTCCACGTCTTGTACCTGCTGGTGCTAACCATGGAAAAGCAACATCATCTGAACGTACAACTGTTCTTAACATCATGTGCGTTGCTGGTGCAACCACTGTTGTTCCTGACAAGTCAGTTGTTTGACAACTTGGATAAAACACACCAAAATATGGATCAGCAGTTGTTAAGCCATCTCCGTTTGCATTTGTTGCATAGTTTGTTATGTCTGTTCCTGTATCTGCTAACCTCATAGGAGCATCACTAAGGATAAATCCTGTGTTGTTACGCTCATTGTTAAGTGCGACTAAGTTACTTGCTAGTTCCTCATAGTTTGGAGCACAAAGTAAATTAAATATTTTTTGCTCTTCACGTAGTTCTTGTGAACCATCAACTGCGGCTTTCATTGCGCCTACCACAATGTTTCTCACTGCTTTTCTACCTGCAAACATAGAGCCATCTGACTGTAGTCCACTTGCAGTTACCCAAGCATCTGTCACTGTAGGCAATGCACCAAATGTAGCAAAAGGAAAGTCAGTTGCATTAAAGTAATCAGCTTCAAAGCTCTTTACATTAAATCCACTACGTCTCATGTTCCACACTAGCATTCCTTCAGGATAAAGTGTAGGATCTGGCTTGTCTAAATCTACATAGTTGCTTGTTAATAAACTTTTAATTGTAGGAATATCACCAGTAATAGGATCTGTTGTTCCATTGCCTGCCCAACGTACATCCGCAAATAGTATTCCATTTTGTGTTGTTTGGTCACTGTTGTCTAATAGTACCCATTGATCAACTGTGCTTACACTTTGCCATCTGTAAATTTGTGGATAGTTATCTAAATCAGCAGTTGACACCCATAAGTCTCCATATACCAATGCACTGTCGTCGCTTTGCTTTGTAGGAGCAGTAGCACTTACAATTGGCCCATCTGGAGAAGTAGTACTTAAATTAAAGCCTCTTTGGTCAGATGTTACATTCTGGTAACCTTTCCAAGTGCCGCCACTTTGTATTAAAATATCACAATCACCAGTTGCACTATAGTACCATTTTGTACCATCTGCAGGGTCGATGCTTGGAGCAGTTGAACTTGCAGTATAAACCGGTGTTACACCAAAACCTAACGGAATCCAGTTGCTTAGTATTACATCACTGTTATTTCCAGCTCTAACCTGTCCGGTTGTAATTGTTGCTAAAATACCTGCATCTGATACAGGTGTACCGCTTGTGTCTTTGAGCACTATAGTTCCACCAAGTGTATGTTCAATTTGCACTGCACCAGTAGATAGTACTCGTGCAGTTGTATTTGCGACATTTGCGGCAGTAAATGCAGTGACAAAGTCAGTTGCACTCGTTCCTGCTAGTTGAGCAGTAACCGCAGCAGTAAGTGTTGTACTATTTTTTGCACTTGCTTGGATTGTAAATGTTTCTGAGCTTACAAATGTTGGTGTTGTTGTATTGCCTGTAACTAAAGTTGCTCCAGTTGTAAATCTATCAAAAAACTTTGATGTATATGTGTCGTTTTCTTGTACATTGTTTTGTACATATAAAGTGCCAGCTGCAATATTTGTTCCGCCACCTGCTGGATCAAGATTTTTTAATGCAGTTTGATCGTTTGCATAAATTGGTGTGTTCAATGTAGTAAATGTATCAGTTGCGGCTGCATACTGTTTAACAACAAGATTTGCTCCTGAATTAACATTGTTCAACTTATACCAAACACTACCGGTTGGATGAGGCTCAGTGCCAGTTGCTTGCCAACTCGGATTGTTATAGTTATAACCAAAATGTAGAACTGGCGCATAATACGGCTTGTCACCACTTGCAGTAATTCCTAAGTCTGCTAATAAGGTTCCTGTTGCACCTGGCTCTACCATTAGTATTCCATTGCCATTATCTGTTGAACCATCGTTGGAACCATTTGAATCAATGAATATTTGTAATTTACCGTTTGCTACGGTTGCAGATATACCAGGAATAGAAGCACTGTTAATATCAGCAGCCATTGTGGTAACTGTTGTTCCAGAAGCTGCCACTGTCACATCGTTAAGGATAATTGATTGTGCAGCAGTAAGTGTTGGATTTGTTGCAGTACCTATAATTGATGGCCATGAATTCTTCCATGCATCGCTTCCAACTAGTACCCAACTGTTTGCGGTTACTACTGGTGAACTTGCAGTATTTCCTGGTGATTTATAGTATACTGGATTATTTGTATTTGTTGTGTTAACTGCATAGTCATATATACTTCCTATACTTGCTAATGGTACTCCGCTGGATGTTCCTCCAACTAAATCTGCAACATTTGTAATAACTGTAGGCACTTTGTTAGTAAATGTTTCTGTAGTTGCACTCCATTCAAATGCACCAAATGTTGATACACCTGTATCAAACCAGTACACACCATCTGCTGGATCTCCTGTTGGTCTGACCAGTGTTGCAGTAAGTTCGCTTAAATCTACATCTGCTCTTTGTACGTATGCCCTGTTGCTTACTCCTAGTGTAGAATAGGCAGCTAGTAGTCCATATTCATTAAGTTCGTATCCGTTAATTGATGTACCAGCTGATGTACTATAAAAGAATGGTGTACCAAATGTGGCTGCCAAATCTCTTTGTGAGGTAATCAAATAACATTTGTTTGCATTTGCCGCTGTTGTACCTGCGGCCACTCCTACGCCTGCACCGCTTACTTTATTTTGTGCAGTTGCTATCAGGATGTAGGGTACTGAATTTGTTGCGGCTGGAAGATAGTTGCTTTCGTCTACTACGGTAACTTCTACGCCTGGGGATGTTAGTGCCATGTTTTGCTTCCTTTTGAATGCTTTATAATCTCTTAATGATATTTATAAGAATCGTTCAAATATCGCCGTTACTATTGCCCTTTGCAAAGGTTTGTGTTGCTAAATATCCGTATGAATAGACCTATCTGTAGTGCATGTAACCGCCGTTTAGTTGCGGTAAATTATATCAAAGCTGATAAGAAGCACTATCGTACTAGATGTGATAGTTGTACACGCAAAAATAGAAAAATGAAAGCCCAAGTTGCTCGTTGGCAAATCGAAGGGTATCAAAAAAAGAAGATTTGTGATCGTTGTAATTTTATAGCAAAAAGTGGAGCACAAATACTTGTATACCATGTGGATGGAAACTTAAAGAATAGTAACCTTGCGAATCTTAGAAGTGTCTGTCTAAATTGTAGTGTTGAAATAGTAAGACTCGACTTACCTTGGAAAGTTGGAGATTTGATTGAGGACTAAAGATTGTAAATCTAAAAGAGTGCTATTGTTATTAAGAATGAAATCAAATCTGGTATTGACATCTATCCATTTGTATTCACTTTCATGAACATCATAACCGCTCATTAAATTACTTGTTTCTAGATTATTATTATCAAATATAGCTCTCGCAAACCATTCAGGATCTTTGCCTCGTTTTACTTGCCAAATTTCTCCACCAAGTTCTCGTATCATATTTTGTTCGTTGCGAAAACGCACATCAGGCACAACATAGTTTCCAGGATTGTCTATCATCTGTTTCTTTAATAGACTTACCCATACTCCATTGTCAAAGCCTTCACGCATACATTCTGTACCAAATTCTTGTAGAACCACACGAGGTGTTATAGTCCTGCCAGTCTCTTGTGTCCAAAAATCATCTGTTTGTTCACGCCACTCTCTGCTTTCGTCGGTATCACCTTCGAGCATGGCTCTATCCCAATCAAAAATAGTTGCAACACCGTCTTTAAGTTTGTCAGCAAAACTTACTTTAGTAAATCCTTGTTCTACTAATATATCAGCAACAGTTCCTTTACCACTGCCTATAAGTCCGCAAATACCAACTATCATTTAAGTCCTACTACCTTTAGGTGTTTTAGGGTTTGTTGTAGTAGATCAATCTGTCTTCTACAATCTTCAAGTGCATGATGACTTGCACGTGGCTTTGGCAAGTCTGGGTACAAACTATATACTGTACGTGCATCTCTCACATTCCAAAACTGCCAAGGTATAGGAAGTTTTAAGTGTTTCATTGCATTTTCAAGTATAACCATATCAAACGTTGTACCGTTAGCCCATGTAAGATTGCAATGAAAACATATCTTGCTTAGTTCTTCCAGTGCTTCACGCAAAGGAATTCTTCCCTCTTCTGAAAATGCTTCGTCCTGTGCTTGTTGTGGTTGTGTAGACCACCATTCAACAGTTGCGTCATCAACTTCTCTGTCTGGCTGACTGTCAACATCAACTCTTGCATAGTAATCTTGTTTATGGTAACCAACACTTAAAGGATCAAAAGTTTGGGCCGCGATTGTAAGAATACAAGCATTAGGGCCGGTACCTACAGTTTCTATATCTATCATAATATCCATAGTATCATTATAACAGTAAATGAAACTATGTCAACCTATTTTCTTGTTTTTACTGTTTTCTTTGTCCCGACTGTGCCTTTGAGGCTTGATTTAGGCGGCTTGTATGCTTTTTGAACTTTACCACCCGAACTTACACTGCCTTTACGCAGTTTGTTCAGCATGCCTAATAATCTACTTGCTGGATTTACTCTCTTGGTCTTCTTTGCTTTTCTTGCGGCAACTTTGCTTTTGGTTTTACGAGTCACTTTCATTTGTGCTCGCTTACGTTGATCTATAGGTGCATCACAGTCTTTGGCATTGCCTACTACACGACCTCGTCTTGTACCACTGGTACAACGCCATTTTGTTTTTAGTTTACTACCTGATCTACTGAACACCATTTCGTGTTCGTTGACAATCTCAGGTTTAGTAACAAATTCTTCGACACGCATTAGCCAATAACCCACATCAATGGTTGTGAACCATCTACATAAAGTTTAAGTTCTTCAATCATCTTATCCATAATTGCCTGGCCTTCGGCTTTCATTTGTGCACCGTTTAGAGCAGTACCACCTTGTGGGCCAGCAATAGTTGCAAACTTTTCTCTTGCTTCGCCAATTATAAGTTTGCAGTTACCAACCATGTAATCTCTTATCCATTGCATAGTAGAGAAGTCACTTAATAGTTGTACTTCTGGACGTAAGTTGTAGCACCAAAGTAGTACAGTCTCGCCTTCGCCTTTAAT